TAACCTAAAAAGGTTGTACGGACAAAATTGTGTGGCTCCCCAGCCCTCCTTAAGATCAGCTTTAACAAAGCTTCTCTTTCGTGTGACTGTTTTAACTTCTTTCCCAAAGGGAGCATTGCTCCCCGTGACCCTTCATCAAGACGAAGCTCATCGGAGCACCGGAAACTTTTGATTTCCCTTGAAGAGGAACGTACTGAAGAAAGCTAACCATTCACTTAGTCTGGCAATTTGCCGACCGAGACTCATAAGGAAGGTTTCCGGTTCGTTAACCGGAAAACCACACACAGATAAGCCCTGGAACTGCAATAGACCAGGCAAGTGGATGGCACCTTCGACAGCGAAGCGAAAGCGATCCTCTTTTTCAAATCCTTGGAGCACGAATCCGTCCCAGGTTATAACGTCGAAAGATCAAGCTGTGAGAGGGACCAGACCTACGATAATACGTAGGATAGGTTCTCACCTTAAAGTCTCGACGCCACACCCAGGCCAAATAAGGCCCAAGGAATGCTTAAGAAGAAACCACTTATGCAAGATAACACAAATAAACTAGAAAATCTCGCAGAGAAACTAAAGCTTACCAAATTTACTCGTAAATATTGGTTAGCCTTAGTAGCTCTACAAAAGACTACTAATTTATTCGGCCATTTTGACATCACCGTGCTTTGCGAAAGTTACCTTATACTGATCAACCGATGCCACAAGGCAAAGGGCGACAGAAATACGACAACCTTGGCAAAAGCGCTTTACAATGAGGCCACTCGTTTTGCGAGTGGACTAAGGTTGGAACCGGCAACTTCTTTATGGTTGAAGAGGAGCAAGGATAATTTTCCCTGCCAACTTCATCCATTCAAAGAACACCTATTACGGGGAGGTCTACAACGACGTATAGCCCTGAGTATTCTCAGAGTATACGAAACGATAGAACTTCCTGTGGTTCCAAACTTAGCGACTATTACTAGTCCAAGCACCGGTAAAGCCGGTTTCGCTTCGTTTACGCCCTCTTTCAAGTTATTTTGCAAAAGCTCTTGGTTTTCCAAGAAACTACGCCTTAACTTTCAGAAGGGGGTAAACCAAATCGCGACGAGACCTCTCGAGGTCCCCGTGCAAAAGACAAATTACGGTCCCACGAACTTACACCTTTCGACAAAGAAAGGCATAAAAGGCCCGACGTGCACAACTGCCGGGTATCAGGCTCAAGCAATAGACGACGATATGCTACAGCTCTTAGTTCGACTCCGATCGAAGTTTATAACCGATAAATTCGAAGAAGTCTTTGAGGATAACTACCGCTTCACTCAGTACCACGGAGATATCTCCGGAAACCGAATTGAAGACAGAGAAATACTCGAAAACAACCTCGGAAAAATAAGTTTTATACCCGATGGAATCAAAACAAGGACTATAGCAATCGGAAACTATTGGATTCAAGAAGTGCTTAAATTTCTACACGGACTGTCGTACAAACTCCTTTCAGAGTTGGCAACCGATGGAACGTACAACCAAGGATCCCAGTTTTCTAGGGTGCAAGAAGCATCGAAGAGAACCGGGGTTTGGTCGTTCGATCTAACGGCTGCAACCGACAGATTCCCAATAGAAATTCAAGTAGAATTTCTTAAATCACTCGATGAAGAAGTAGGAAGTCTCTGGGAAGAAATTCTGAGAGACCTACCTTTCCTTTACGAGTCCCAAACCTATACCTACGCAGTTGGGCAGCCAATGGGCCTATATAGTTCGTGGGCGGTATTTGCCCTTACGCACCATGCGGTCATCCAGTACGCCGCGTGGCTAGAGAATCTTAAAGACTTCTCTGACTACGCAGTGTTAGGTGACGACGTCGCCATTTGGAATCCTAAGGTAGCAGAGAGGTATAGAGGATTCCTCACAAAACTTGATGTCACTATTAGTGAAACCAAGTCCTTTATTCCTGAACATCCTTACGAGCCCTGCATAGCAGAGTTCGCAAAGAGGTTTAGTAACAAAGGTGAGGAGTTTACCCCTATCTCTCCTAAGCAAACCCAAGAAGCCTGGAACTCATATTATGAAATTCCAGGATACTTGGATTGGCTTGCAACCCATGGGTTCGAAGTGGGATCCATACCCGTCTCGAGGATTGATAACCTTATGAGGCTTACGCCTCACCAGATGATCAATCTGCGTTGCCTGCTCACGTTTTGGGAATACCTAGGCGCCCCTCACTTAGAGGGGGTGACCGTCGGAGTTCCCGAGGATTTGAAACCTTACCTTAATAAAAGAAATTTTATTAACCTAAGGCTTCAATCTCTACGTGAACAAGCAGTCCTAATTAAGCTTTCGCTTAAAGAGGACAGGGCAGCGCTCGAGAAACGCTTGGCTAGTCCCTTTCCTGAGAATCATTACTTTTTGTTGATACTCCAGACTCGTCTGCGATCAACGGAAGCTTTGATTCTGGATCTCAAAAATCTGTTTTCCAAAGCAGATCCTGAAAATCCCACAGTGTTACCACTGTCAGAATTGGAATATCTCCCTTTCAGTACTTTTAAATATCTTTTAGAGGACATGTCCTCTTCAGAATCTAAACAAGTACTAAAGGGTCGATATATATCTAAACTCGTAAAAAGCGCCCGTCGCCAAGGAAGTCTAGGACTACCCTCTACCGAGGAATATTTTCCGGACGTCCCTCTTGACCTATTAATAGGAAAAGAAGGAACAAAGATGTCCGATATATTTGATCTCGGTGGGCGGATTGGGGTCTTTGACCTCAATCCGGAGAAGGTAGTACCTTTACTCCTAGGTAACATAAGCTTTTTAGCACGGGGATGCCATTAGACGCCGAAGGGTGAAAATCCCTCCGGGGCCTGACTCTTACGAGAGTTAGGATATCC